TTATTATTTTTTGTAACTTACCTTGAGATACATGTTTTCCTTCTTTATACATTCTTTCGTTTGTTTCTGTCATCGCCTTACTTATATTTCTTATTGCATCTTTAGATAAGTCAGGTCTTCCATTGAATCTTCTAAATTTATTATTTATTTTTGCTGCACAACTTTTACTACAATATTTATTATTATAATAAGTTAAATTATTACATTTTGAATGATCACATTTTTTTGCTAATCCAATTATTTTATCATTATTTGAAATTTTATCTATTCTTTTCCATCCATCGTTTGTTAATATTGGATGATTTGCCGTAAATGATATTTTCTTTTTATTAAAATATAATTGGTATACAAATTCATCTTTATTCTCTTCACAAAATGCTTTTATCACTCTTTTAAATTTTCCAGTATGCGTTAATACTAGATCATTTTCTTTAATTTCTTTAATTTGCTTCCATCCATCTGAAGTCAATATTTTTGTTTTTCCATCGACTAAGCATTTCATATCAAAAGAATCATATCCCTCGTTTAAATAAGAAGCATAATCTGCACTTACTTCTCCTGAAAAATATCCTGGTTTTGTTTGCCCTAAATATTTTATAGAAGATAGTAAAGAACCTGTTTTTCTTTTAATTCCTACTTCTTGTATTGTTCCTTCTACTATAGGCTTAAAATTATCTTGAAGATAATCATTTATCCTTAAATAAATTGCTGCCAACCCATCAGTAACTACCATTATGTTTTCTTTTTTTTCTTACGTTTTCTTTTTCTGAATCTTGGGTAGCTACCTTGCCCAACGGTTATTAATCCTTCACCACCAGAAGTTGTTGTCATTCCTGCCATTCCATTTGATTTTAAAATTGGGAGTTTATAAATTGTAAGTTTTTTATCGCTCATTATTACTCCCAGCTTTCAGTATTTTGTTCATTTCTCCATCTTTAAATCTTAAAAATTTGAAATCAGAGTAATACCTCTGGATTTCTTTTTGACGCCTTACATCTCTCTCTCTTAGTCTTCCTAATTTGTCAAAATGATGTTTTTCATCAATCTCTATTATTAATTTTAAGCTTTCATTGAAATAATCAACAAAATATCCTCTTATTTGTTTTTCTCCATTACCATAAACCGCATATCTACCTTTTGTATTATTTAAGTTATCAAAAGCTTTAAAAGCTTCACAAGCTTTTTTATTATAATTGGGCTGAGGTATACAATTATAATTTTCTGCAATTTGTTTTAATCTTATTAGACGCAGATTTTCTTTTTCCTTGGAAGTTCTTCTTCTTCCTTTTTGAGCCTTACTAATTGCTAGTCTTTGTTCATCTGTAATAAAAGATTTACCTTTGTGTGCTAAACTCATTTTCTTTTTTGTTTCCTCAGAATGCTTCATTCCCTTTGTTGGACTTACTCGTCCTTTTAATTTTTCACTTCGCTTTTTATTAGATTCTTTAGATTGTTTTCTTCCTTTTGATGCCAATCCAATTTTTCTTCTGTGTTCTTCAGAAAAAGGCTTTTTCTTTTTCCCCTTGGCAGCAGCACTCATTTTCTTTTTTGTTTCTTCTGAGTGTCTATGTCCTTTATGTGCCCCGCTCATTCTCTTTCTTTGTTCAAGTGTTCTTTTCATATTAAAAATCCAACTTCCGAACGTGGATCCTTTTCCCTAAAAACTGACCCATTTGTATTGATTGTGGTTGTGACATTACTTTCCAAACTCCATCAACATTATGAATTTTAATTTTATCCATACAAAAAAATCCGCCGTCAGACTTATTTTCAGCATTTATTTCTACATCTATAGGGAGTGATAAAAATCCATCTCCATTTTTCCAAAAGCCCATTTTTCCTAAATCAGAATCATAGTTCGGTATCTTAAATAAAGCCTTAAGAGTAGTAGATTGATAATAGATTACTCCCGTAGGATAATCACCTTGTTCTGAGTCCAAACATGTTTGACAAAATCTATTTGGGTTTCCTGTTTTTTCATCTATACATTCAAAATGCCAATTATAGCTAACTCTAACAATACCTAAATCTGCTATATCTCCTGTTGTTAACCTTGTTATTATTGCTAAATCATAATCTATTGTATAATCAGAATTTTCAATATATCCTGAAACCCCAGTAGCATCTGTGACAACTACAGAACCAGAAATTGCATAAACACCTGTTGGAGTCCAATCTGTTTCTGCTCCTATTATACTTGTCATCCCTGTTAAGGTTATTAAATTGTTTCCGTTTAATTCATAATCAAATTGGTAAAGTTCATCATTTACATATGTATTATCACCTGTACAAGGCATAGCATTATAAATTGTGACATAAATGCCACCACGCGAAATCATTGATTTTATAGCACTTACTCTAGTTGAATTACATGTCATAATTTTATTTCCAATGTTTTATTCATCTCTGTATCTTTAAATCTTAAAAATTTAAAATCAGGATAAAATTCCTGAATTTCTTTTTCCCTAACTAAATCTTTTGCTTTTTGAATTGGTTTTTCATGACGTGGTTCATCTATTTCTATGATTAATTTTAAATCAAAATTTATGTAGTCCAATGAATATCCTAAACATTGAAATTCATAAGGGTTTGTTGCATAAATTCCTCTTGTATTATTTAATCTATCAAATTCTTGAAAGATTGGAATTGTGTTTTTGTTATAAGATGGAAATTTTCCACCATTTTGTTTCATTTCACTTAATCTTTGTATTCTACTACATTTAGATATTTTTTTATTTCTCTCTAATACTTTTTTAGTATTTTTATTTTCTTTCCACCATTTTTTAACACTTTCTGATCTTTTGCTATTGCTTTTCTTTAATTGTTTTTTACCACTTTTTTCATTACTTTGTTTTTTACTTATTCTACTTGCTTTTTCTTCACCAAATCTTTCAATATTTGATCCTAATTTTATTCCTTTTCTAGATATTTTATTAATACATTTTTTTCTACGTTGTTCGTTTTGCATAGACTCTTTTGTTGTCTTTGAAATACTGTTTTTTATTTTCTGTGCTTTTTCTTCTCCATATTCTTCAATATTAGTTTTACTTTTTCTATGAGAAATTTTACCTTTCATTGGAGAAACTCTTCCTTTTAGTTTTTCACTTCTTTTTCTATTTGATTCTTCAGATTGTTTTTTGCCTAAATGAGCAATTCTATTTTTTTCTATTGCTTCCTTCGTATGTTTTTTATCTTTTCTAATACTACTTCTTTTCTCAAACGTCTTTTCACAAAGTAATTTTTGTTCAGGGAACATTTTTTTAAATTGCTTAATTGATAAATTATGTAATTCTATATGCTTTAAAGTAATTTGCTTAAATTCTTTATTGCAAATAGGACAAATAACATAGTCTATATTTTTAATTCTAATCGATGGACAAGTCATTTATTATCTCTCCGCTAGCTGCTTAGCTGTTCCTACACCTGGTATTATTGGAGAATGTGTTGTTGGTAATTGATCTGGTTTTCCAGTTGTTAAAGTTACTGCACTTCCAATAGAAGCAGTATTTATAGCATTTTGAAATCCTCTAACTCTTCCAAAAGAACTAATTTCGGCATTCCCATCTAAAGAAACTAATGTATTATTTGGAGATTTTGTAACTCTCTTTAATTCATCAGAATGGAATCCTTGCTGTACTCCAATATTAACTGTCATTCCTCTTTTTTTACCATTTGTTTTTTGAGTAGATAAAACACCTGCCATTTTTTGTAGCATTGCTTTCCTATCTCCATCTTCTATTTCTGGATTATTTAAAATCATATTTTCAAATTGTTGAATTTCATCAAAATTAAATACAGCTTGAGGGATTTGTTGATCTTGTATTTTTCCAATATGATCAGCTTGTTTAGCACCCATTAATGCATCTCTTTTTATATATTCTTCATTATATTTATCAACAAATTGATTAACATAATCTCCAACTGCTTTAGCTTGTGTTTTTGCATCCATTCCTTTTAAACTTTCTGCAGCTACACCATTATGTCCTAATAATCCTTTTTTCTCTAAATTTTTAACTACATTAGGATCAGTAGTTTTCATACCATTCCAAAAAGCACCTGTTGGATCAAAATTATAAAATTGCACAATATCCTTGTTTGCACTTCCCATAGCTTGATTCATCATAGTTCCAAATGTTGCACCTTTTCCTGCTCTTTGATCTCCTTGAAAAATTACAAAATTTTGCCCTCCAGGATCTGCAGGAGAGTTTGACATATATTGGTTTGAAGTAAATTCAAATTTATATTCTATGCGCTTTCCACTTTTTGCTTCACTTGAATAACCTTCTTGTAGACCATTTATAGATTCTCCAAGATTTTTTGCAGGTAATGGTTTTATTTCCCAATCAATTCCTGCAACTTTTTTAACATTGATTTTTGTTTCTCCACCTGGTGTACCTCTATCCATCGTAAAATACTTTGCAGCATCTTTTCCATAAGATAATTTTAATGATTTTTCTAATGCCTTTATTTTTGTTGGGTCAAATGGGAATCTTATTTCCCCTTTTATTGAATTTACTTTTACTCCTGAACCTACAATTCCTCTTATGTTATTTAATTTTGTAAAAGAGTTAATTACATTTTTATTATTTGTTTTTACTTTTTGCAAAGGAATACCTTCATATCTTATATTTAAAAAAGTTTGTGTATCTTCCATTTTTTCTTTTGGTGTAACTTTTAGAGGTTGTGCTTTATAAGTCCCAAATTGACCATAAAGTTTTTCTCCTCTTGATAATTTTTCAGAAGTTTCAGCTTGTTTTTCCGCACGAGCTGCATGTATTGATTTTTCATTTTGTAAAGCCAAAACAGCATTTGTTCTTTCATCTTCTTTATTTATTTGTCTTTGAAGTTTATCATATTGCAAACCTTCTTCACGAGTAAGTCTTTGGCCAGAAATTATTTTATTATCCATCCCCTTTAATGTACTTTTAGCACCTTCATAACTCGTTCCTCTGGCTGCTTGTTGTTTTAAAGAAAGTGTTTTTTGATTTAATTGAGTATAGACATTTTGAATCATATTATTTATTTCTTGTTTTTTAACTTCAGCTGCTGGCCCAGAAGTTGGAATAGCATCTAATTTTTTAGCAAATTCTGAAATAAAATTTGTGCCTGCAGCCCATAATCTTAAATTATATGCAGCTTGAGATTCTGCTTCTCCTTTTGGAGTAGCTAAAGCTTGAGTTAATCTTTCTTCTGCTGGAGGTTTTGCCTCAGGTTCTACTGGTTTTTTACCTAATTTTTCTTGAATTTTTCCAGAAACTTTTTCTTTTAATTTTTCAATAGTATCCTTAAATCCTTTTTTTTCTTCTGGAGTTAATTTTTTTCCTTCTTTACTTGGTAATTCTTTCTTACCTTTTGTTGAGATTGCTTCCTCCTTAGGACCTTCTATAGCTTCTAATTTTGTAAATCTAGCCCATCCCTTTTTAGTAGGATCTATTTCTACAATTCTAAATTCCTTTTTTCCTCTTTTTACTGTATCTCCAATTTGTTTTTTACCCATTTCTCCTGTTGAACCCATACCCTTAGGTGAGGGTGGTGCTGCCCTTGGCATGCCGGCAAAGGCTTTTTTTATAATTTCTTCAAGAAATTTATCTTTTTTTAGAATTTCGTTTTTCATTTTATTCAAAAATTCATCCATTATATTGACCTCGGGAAAATTTTGATATGATTTACTATTATTTGGTCTATTTCTTTTTGCCACATTTCTATAATCCCTGCAAAAGGTTTTGCCCCAAAACTCTCACTATATCCATCAAAAGATCTAGAAACCATTCCTCGCATTAAATTAGCCCAAAAAGCAGACATAATTTGTACTCCAACATATTTCCCAGCCGCCGTACATATATCTTCAGGAGTTGTGCTAAATCCCCAATCATATTGGATTTCTATATTTCTTCTTCCTGTTATAAAAATATTTCCAAACATTGATCTTGCAGGAGAATCTGATAAAAATGCAGGATAAATTGGTGGTAAAAATACTTCGCCCCATTCAGGATGAATAATCAACTCAAAATCTAAAAATGTTCTCATAGCTTGTAATAACGGATTATACATAATTACATGAGTTAATTTAGTCATTGGGAAATTATAAGTTCTTATAGAATCTTTCCCATTCCCATCATAATATTCAATAGCATCTCTATGATAGTAAAAATTTGTAAATGTTCTATTATTTATATATGAATCCGCTATTGGAATCCAACCCTTTAATTTTGAATCTGAAAGATAATCAGTTTCCTCACAATATTCTCCTGTAAGTGGATCTCTAGATCTTAATCCAAAAGAATTCATAAGATCTCTTACTTTTTTTACTGTTGTATAATATTGATCTCCTCTAAGAGTTAATGCACTTACTTGTGGTGCTGGAGAAACTCCATCAGAAATAAAATACATTTTCCAATAAAAAAGTCCGGCATCTATTTCTAAGGGAAAAGCTTCCATTACAGTTGCAGTTAATTCACTTGGCAAATTAGATCCCGAGACAGTTGTTGTAAGAGATGAATCAGTCCACTCTTCATTTAATGTATCATAATAATACCAATTATAATTATCGTTACTAATTTGGAATTTTATTATACTTCCTGAAGAAGGATTTACTGAAGATACAACAAAACTCTTTAAAAAAGTAAATCCTACTCCTTCAACATTGATAATTGAAGGCATTGATACATCTGCAGGATCAGTAAGTGTTATATAATCTTCTGCAAAAGTTATCTTATCTGCATCAAAAATATATTCTGTTTGCTCTCCATAAACTGTGTTCCATGTAAAATCAATTTGCACAATTTGTTTCCTTTGTTCTTATAAATTTAAAATTTCTTAATTATTGAATCTACTACTTCTTTTTTTCCCTCTAAATATTTTTTCAAATTTGGCAATCCCTTACAAATTTTTTCCCCTACTTTATATTTTGTTCCTTGTTTTGCAATTATGTTCAACCCAATTGCTTTCTTTATTATATTTTTCAAATTTTCTTCTTCTAGATTCTTGTTTCCACTTCTATTTTCAATTTCTATAAGTTGATCCAATATATTCACATCATGTTCTTTTTTTTCTACTACATTATTCTCTTCACAATCCATTGTATTATTTACTGTGTTAATTACTGGTAATATTTTTTTAAAAGAATTAGGATATTTTTCTTTAAGGTATTTAGCAACTAGTTCTGATACCTCTATGGATTTGCCTTTAATAAATCTATAAGTTTTGTTTTCTGGTTTAAAATTCAATGCTAAATTCATATCTGGAAGTATAATCACTTGACTTCTCCTTTTATTTCTTTAATTGTTTTTACAGAGGGTACTACAAAGTAGTACCCTCCGGGATTAGTTAATCCTTACTTAGCTTGCAATGTTGTCGATAGTAACTACTGCTTCACAATATTGTGCATTGAATGCAATTCTCTCAGAAGCTACGATCAATAATTGATCCGATCTGATAAGAACTTCATCCGAAGACTTAATTGTGAAAACGCGTCTGTCACCGATGATTGCTGCATTTCTGTTCATCATTATTGCTTGAGATATGCTTGTAGTTGCGTTCACTGCTAGCAAGTTTGTTGCTACTACAGGAACTCCCCAAACTTTACCGATTTCACCTGGTAAAGATGTACCTGTTAACCCTAATTGGTTAACAGCCAAGTTAATACCTAACAATTGTCTTAACGTACTTTCTTCACGTAGAGATACTATCAATAATAACTCAGATTTATCACGTCCGTAGACATCAAGATTCTGAATTCCTCCTGAAATATCTGCTAACGCAAGTGCACCTGAACCAGCATCAACAGCAGTACCGCAAGCAAAGTTGAGGATACCGTTGAAAGCTAATCTTTGATCATTTACATACCAGTCATCAGCAGTAGCTGAAGCAGGCTCTGTAATTGTTGCTGTATGTGCTGTTTCACCATTGATGAACACATTTTCCTCAGCAAGCGCGAAAGCTTTAGCCATATCATCCCTGATTACAGGAACAATAGGAAGTACTGAATCTTCTTCTAATTCGGCCGAGATTGCTAATGCAACCATCAACTTTTTAGCAGCTAATTCTCATTTTGTTTTTAACAAATAATATTTGCTAATTAATATTATTCCTCAGCTTTATCTATACCTGAGTATCGGACTATATCATCACCAATTTCAGGCGTACTGCGTGTAGTCTCTAGCGGGAAAGATATTTGTTGAAGATACTTTTCTACATTATCTATTAGATTCTCTTTTAACCACTTTGCTTTTTCTAATGGAATTTTATACTTATTTTTTAAATAATCTTCTAAATTATCAATCTTCCGTCGGGATTGTCCATAATATAATAATCCTAATATATTTTCAAGTCTAGTGTGACAAGATATACAAAGCGTTATCATATTATTAGGGGTGTGTGGATTTTTAAGAAGTTTTCTAGCTATTATATGATGAACTAAATATTTATGCTTTGAACCACATATTTGACAAGTAAACTCATCTCTTATTAAAGCAATATATTTCTTTATTAAATATATTTCGTTTATTTCTTTTTCAGAGTTTGATCTACTTTCTAAATTAATAAATTCATCTATTATATTTTTGCTCATACTTCTTAGATTCTCTTTCACTTTTTCACTACTTTCTCTTCCATAAGTAAAGTCATAAAGTTTTTGCATCATTTCTTGAGCTTTTTCTTTCCCATATTCTTTTTCCCAATTTTGATACTGTTTATACCTATCATGTTTTGTTTTAATCATGTTTTCAGTATTTTTTAATACTCTATGATCGCTAAACTTTGACAAACCTTTATTCCACGAAGATTTTGTCCTATTATATACACCACTAGTCATTTTGTATCATCTCCTTTTTGAGATTAAAATCAATATAATATGTAAAAAAGTTTTATATTATATGAAGTTTTTGTGGGTTCCCCCGATATAGCAATATTCTCACTTCTTAGTTTCCTAAAAAGGCCGCAGGCTTTTAAGCTACATGTAACATGAGTTCTGGTTCTTCATGGTAGCTATGGATGTTTACGGTTCCAGTAGACATTAAGGACTCAGGAGACGAAGCTCCTTCTCCAACGAAATAAACAGAATTCCCTTGGGTTAACTTAGGAAAACGATATGTCTCTGTAGGCATTTGAAAACTTTGCAGAAATTGTCTTAAGTACGACTTTTGGCGAATAAAAGGTATAATTTGATCTGCCAATTGAGGTATGATCAAATCTCCACCTGTACCAGTAGTCGAGTTAAGTGCTTTTTCAAAACTCATTTAAATTCACCCCTTTCAGTTTATAGATTTTTTATAGGAGTTTTTATTATCGTGGTTATCCCCTCGGGTACCACAAAAATTATCGTTGAATTACTCAACTAAAAATTATTTTTTGATTAACATTTGAGCGAATGCTCTATCTACTTGTTCTTGAGAAGCCTGACTTTTTTCTACTTTTTTATCCCCTTCAATTGCTTCTGGAACAACTGATTGTCTACCTTGAGATTTTTCTGTTAATTCCTTAACAGTTTTTTCGAGCGATTCAATTTTATCATCTTGAGATTTTCCTACTTTATCTTTGCCATAGTTCTTAATCTTACCTTCATCAAACTTACCTAGCATAGGTTTAGCTTCTGCATGTTTCTCGCTTAAATCAGAATCTGCAGGAATTGTTTTCTTCCCATCAGACGCATCAATACTATGAGCTTCAGAATCCTTCTCTATCTCAGGTACGCTTGAACCAGTTTCCTTTGCAGTATCTGGTAATACTTTTGTATCTGCGCCTTTCGCAGGTGGAGCAACGGCAATAGATTCACTTGGTTCTCCTCCTCTTGCCATCTCTTGTTGTGAATTTGTGTAAGTAGTATCTGCGCCTTTTGCAGGTGGAGCTACAGCTATAGAATCAGCATCCATTGACTTACCACATTTAGGGCAATAAGACAAATCATCTCCCATTGACTTTTCAAAAACAGAACCGCAATCTTGACATTCTACATCTACAACCTGACTAGATTTCTCTAATCTATCACCACAGTGAGTACAGAATTTTGCATCGTAGCTTTTACCTACTCCATCTTGTGTTTCAAATTCAGCCTTGCAACCGCGACATACTAAAACTTCCATATTTTCACCTCCTCCAATATTTGTTGATTTTTCTTTTTTGTTAAAGGGAAACTTTTTCTTTTTCTTTTCAAATCCCCTTTCATTATCATCATCGTCAGCATCAATATTTACTTCAACATCGTCGTCATCTTCATCATCCGCATCGATATTTATTTCAACATCTTCGCTGTCATCATCTTCACCATCTCCACCATCTCCAAAACCATCACCCTCTTTTTCAATACCCATTCCATCATCTAATCCTTCTTCTTCTAAAAGTTGATTAAGTTTTGCATTTATTCCTTCAAGAGTAGCAGGCGCTTCTACAGCAGGTGCTCCTACAGCAGGTGCTCCTACAGCAGGTGCTCCTGTATTAACCATAGCTTCCTCAACAACGGGTTGACCTTCAGGTTGCAATAATTCTTCACCTTGAGTCATATCATTTTGAGCATTTTGATTAACTACTTCACGATCTGGTACTTTTGCAGCTGTTTCTTCTTGAGCAGGTGCCATTTCAGTACCTTGAGCAGCTTCCTCTTCAATAACAGGCTCTTGAGTTCCAGCTGGCGCCCCTTGAACGGGAGCCTCTGGTGCAACTCCTGCTCCTGCATCTGCAGAAACATCAATTTGCAACAATGTTGCTAAATTATTAAGTGCTCCTTTTATTCGCTGTAAACTAGCTTCGTCTAAATTCTCTGTTGCTACGGCCTTTTCTAATGCTTGGATTTCTCTAGATGCGCTAGACGCATCAATCGCTTTATCCAGTGATTTCATTAGCAATTTCACCTCCTTTTCATCTTTATTTAAGCTCTTCGCAATAGCGAAAACTGCCTCCGAATTCACTGGTAATCCAGTCAGAGACAATTCACGAAGTTCCATCTTCGTAATTTTCTTGACGTCACGATTTAAGTGACGGTCAAAATAATTTGTTGTTTTAACAGCATCCCCTCCGATGCTACATCCATATAAATACCCACCTTTAATTAATTCCCTAATTGGTTCTCCAATTGCTCCGCCTGCTATTTCTCCTCTAAAATACAAACTCTTATCATCAGACCAAGCATCGACGATTTTACCAACTGGCAAACTTAGTTCTTTTCTTCTATGTTCTATAAAAATAGGAATTGATTGCCCTTTTGCTGTTCTTTCTTTTATAGTATTGATAGCATCAGCATAAGATTCTGCTCCTATAACTTCATTTTCCAAATCTACAACTGCTTTACTCATTACTCCTTCGATTATACATTTACTATTTTCTTCATTACTTTTATTAATTTTACCTTTTGTTGAGAGTCTATTTAAATACATATTTATACTCCAATTTTATTTAATAATTCTTTTACATCGACCGAAATTTTAATACGATTTTTATTTTGCTTTACCCATTGCTTAGCATCTTGTAATCCCCAAGACTTTCCTATTTCAGAATCTCGATTGAAAATCAAAGTTTGTACTCGTATTTTAGGATCTTTAGGTAGTTGACCAATTACGGCTTTTATACCTAATGCCTTTGAAATAGAAATAGTTCTCATTGTCGATCTTTGAAATATTTTTGGACTGCGTTGTCTAATTCTTATATCTTCTATTTTTGCTTTTTTAGGTAATTTTACTATATTGGCATTTATAACCTTAGATATAGATTTAATCATACCTTTTATTTCTTTTTTACTATTTAAAGATTTATTTGTTTCTATATTAAAATCAGATAGTGTCTTTTTAATTATACTTTTTGTAAAATCATGAGCAGTTATTAATTTAGAATTATATTTATCAAATTCATTATATAGATTTATAACTATCTCTGAAACTAAATCTTCTTTTGAAACAAAACTTTTATATCTATTTGCTTCAGAAGAAATAGTATGTTTTGTTTTATTTATAAAATTCTCAAAAACTTTATTAATTTTTTTTTCAGTTAGGGCAACGCCTTTGCGTCCCTTAATTATGGGTATACGATATACCATTTTGGGTACTCCTTATTCTTATTGCTTGTAATTTGGGACTTAGATCTTAACTTGGAAGTAAATTGTTTAGTTCGCGCATCATTACATAAAATTTAATTTCTTTTGCCAATCTTGAGAAAGATTCTTCTATTTTTCTTTCTTCAATCTTTGGAGATTGTTTTTTAAGATAAGCATTTATTTCTTTTTGTAATCCTGTAAAAGCTACTTCAACATTTTGTGAATTCAATTTTTGCAAGATATCATTTGTTGCTGATTCATCTCCTAATGCAACAAGTATTGAATCTTTTAATTGTTTATAAGCTGTATCAATTATATTTCTCTCTACTGTTGATTCACTTTCATCTACAATTATTGTTTCTTCTTCAGTTTCTTCTTCAGTTTCTTCTTCTCCACCTTCTTCTGCATCTGGTCCTTCTTCACCCTGTAATCCAGCAAGTATACCCTCTAATCCCTCTGGACCTTCTGGTTCTCCTTCTCCTTTTACATCTAAACCTCTCTCTTTTCTAACTTCTTCAACAGTCATAATTTGTGAATTTATTAAAATCATATCTCTTTGAGCTGCTTGCATTTCATCTTGTATTGATTTTTCTTCTTCAAATGTAAATTCTAAATCTGGAGATTTAAATTCAGCTACAATAATTTCTTCTGTTATAAAAGAAGAAATCCTATCCATCATTGGAAATATTGTTTTATTTTTAAATGCTTGTGATTGAAGCACTTGACCTGTCATTGGGGCTCCCTTTACTTCATCTGCAAAACCAACTTCAGATGGAGTAACACCAAAAGCTAACAAAATCATTTTCATCAACCAATTCATATATTGCATTAATTCCATATCTTTTGAAGACATAGCTAATGGAATCCACTTTGCACCTGCTTTTCCTTCTTGTGCTCCGGGATTACTTAATACCATCACGCGATGGGGTTGTTGAAGATTTTCTTGTCTCCAATATTCTCTAAATCTATCTAATTGTGCTTCATTTATTGCTCCAAGTTCTAAAATACCTCTTGGAGTTGCATTATTTTCAAAATATTTTATATTATAAGATTCGCCGTATAAAAAAGCAGTTACCATATTTTCAAGTGTATTTAATATTGGATAACCATAGGGTGTATGAGAACGAGGATTCATCATCATATAAATTAATTGATCTTTATTAAAGAATTTTGGTTCTTCTTTTGTATTTTCTAAAACTTGATAATATCCTAATAATTTTCCATATTTATCAATTTTAATTCTAATTGTATCTCCTGCAACAGCATATAGTTCCTTTAATTTGCCCCCATGACCTCTTACTTTTTCAATAACACCTGCGTCATATAAAAGCAAATCCCACATTACTTTTTCCAAAAATATTCTAAAACTTTCCCTATTTTCATTCGGATGTCTTAGGAAATCTGAGATTTTTTTAATTCTACTTTTTTGATCTTCTTCTTTTTTAGGATCTAATTTATCATCAACATCTATTGCTTTAATTGTATAAGGTGCTACGCAAACTTCATTTATAATAGTATCAATAGCTGCACGAACTACTACATTCTTTTCATACATCTTTCTAAGAATTTGGCTATTTAGTCTTGATTCTAAAGATGAATTATCTCTTTCTTGACCAAACCTTGCTTGATCTTGGTATGTAGGGATAACAGCTATTCCTGATTTTTCAATAGATAGAGGAGTTTTAGCTCTAGGAACTTCAATAAAGTTGTTCCCTAGTGATTTATTTATGGAATTTTTAAATGAATCTCTAAAGCCCATTAATTTACCCCACTTTTTAGTTTTTCTATGAATCTAAAAACCAATAATATTAAACAACTATATAGTGGGTTTATACCAAATAATTTTATTAATGTGTATATTGCTGCTATATATCCTCCGAATGAAAATAATTTTTCAAAAAGGGAGTTTTTATTATTATTCCAAATTGTTGAAAACAAAACATATATACTTCCGAATAATCTACCTATTGATGAAGAAATTTGTTCATATAATTTTAATAACCATTTTTCTTTTTTTCCTTTTTTAGATTTAACTTCTGAAGGCAAATATTGAAGTGTATGTGCTTCGCACTTTGGACACAAAATTTTATGTTTTAAGTCATTAGGGTGTATATTGTTGTTTTTTTGTTCTTCTTGAGCTAATTTAAGTATTTTATCGGATTTTAAAAACTGATTAGAACATGTAAGACATTTAAATTTATGTATTATTTCTTTTTTCTTTTTAAACATTAACTACCTCTTTATTTATTTTTTTAGTTTTCATACTTTTACTTCTTCCAAAGTCTTTTTATTAACTTTATTTATCATATGTTCAATTCTATGGTGACAACTAACACATAAAGTAATTAAATTTTCTCTATTATTATCTTGTGACTCTTGAAATTTTATCTTATGGTGAACATCAAGTTTACAATTTTGTTTTCCACAAAACTGACAAGTATAATTATCTCTCTTTCTTACAACTTTACTAATTTTACTCCAATCATTACCATATTTATGTCTTACAAAATCATCAGAATACATATTTCCATTTTTAATTAATGTTTTCTTTCTTTTCTCTTGCACCCAATCTAATCCAGAAACATTTCTAATACCATACTTCTTTAATAAATTATTTTCTCTATTTTTCATACATTTTTTGTGAATATTTTTATCTTTCCAGTTATGATCTACACCATATCTATCTAACATTGTCTGTTTTTTCTTTTTATTAATTTTCTTCATTTTAATTGGATCTTGCGATGGTATAATTCCTAATAAAGCCCTATGTCTTCCTGCACAAGAAGAAGTACAATATTTTCCATTTCTTCTTGCCTCTTTGTTGCATTCTGGATTTGCACATTCTGGATATCTACAGTCATCACAGTACCGTTGACCATTAGAATTTGAGTTAAACTCTTTGTTGCATTTTTTGCAAATTTTAACTTTTGCAATTTTATTCATTATATAAAATTTTGTCTCTCAGCCCTTCTTTTGGCTTCAACTCTTCCTCTTTCAATTGCCTTATTTAAAAAATCTTCTGCATCCTTAATTATCTTCTGTTTATTCACTTTATCAATTTCATCCTCATAAGCTTTATTAGTTGCCCCTGTTGCCCTCATTACACTTCTCATCACTGTAAAGGAATCTTGAAAAGAAAGTCTTGCTATATCATCAAACTTTCTTCCAATTAAAACATCTGGACCTTTAATAACTACTCCAGAAGGATCACAAAATAATTTAACTCCAGCAAATTGTTTCCATTCGCCCGTTCCACCAAGCTGAACTACTGATTTGTCAATCAATTCTACTGACTTCTCTATACTGCCTGATAGCTTAGTTTTTTCTGATTTTTCTATTTTACCATTATTTATTCTGTATGTTTTTGCCATTATTTACTCCCTTTTAAAGTATCTATTAATTCTTGTGCATTTTTTCACTATGTTCATCCATAGCTTCTACATTTAGTTTATCTTCTCGTCGTTGCCATTCATTTGGATGATTTCTTTTCAACCATGTCTCAAAAATATCAATTGGTAATTTTTCTTCCATTATTTTAATATGCTCTTTTTTACCCTTTTTCCAAGGACCCTTTGATTTTAAAATTGGTAATTTCATTGTTTACCCCTTAGTTATTTCATTAAATTTATCTCTTGCTTCATCTTCATTTGTACCCTTAAATATATATTCTGGATTCATACTTCTATTTGGAGTATCTGTTGTTTTCCAAATTCTAAATTCTAAATCTTCGGGAATATTTAATTTCCCTAATACATAATTATAGCCATCTGCTTTTCTAATGAAATCTAATTTTTCACTTGTTTGAGCGAAAGAAGCTTTTAAAAATTCTGACCTCTCATTTAATGGACGATTTTGCTGATCTATTACGTAGGCGATATCCATATTTGGATTTTCGTATACCATGTTTTTTTCTCCTTTTTATTTATCTAAGGGGTTGTAAATCTGTTTGTCGAAAAATTAAATTTTCTTCTTTATTAATTCTATCTTCCAATATTTCTATAAAATTTGTAAATCCTGCTAATTTCCCCTTGATATTCGTTTGAGCATAATTTACCTCTGGAATATCAGAAATTTCTTCAAATAATACAATTAATGCTCCTGTTATTCTTTTATATTTTGCATCTAAATAATATAAATCATTTTTATTATTTAAATCATACAATATTTGTGCTAGCGTGCAGTGCACGCCTTCGTTATATATTTTTACAACTTCATCATTTGTTGATTTTTCTGTATCAAAAATACCTTCTTGAATAAGAGTTGTTAAATTTATATATAGTGAAAATTGTTGGTCAATATTAAGTTTTGTTATTATGTTATTATCTAACAATTTTCTAGAATCATTTTTTGTATTAGGCAAAGAATTTGCATGAATACCATCAACAACTGTGTTTAGGTTATTTTCCATTTCTTCAACCATCATATCTTGATGTATTTTTTCATCCTCTCCCCTGAGGGAGAGATTATCGATTGACTTGAGCATTGGATATTCCTTCTATTTTATTTGAGGTTCTCTAGCGTTTGTTGGATCTTTTTCTATTTGTTGTTCTACTAAATTTAAAACATTCTCATATGCTAAACATTGATTATTATAATAATTATAATCATATTCCGTAGGCATATTTTTTGATTCCTCTCTCATTACCTTTCTTGTTGCATATTCATAGTTTAACTCTTTTTCTAATTTATCTAAATACAAACTATAATTAGAAGCTAAATCATAGCAATGAGTATATACTTGAATTCTACCATCGTGAACTATCGAATGAAGCAGAGTTTTTATTGCTTGCAAAAGCATTTCGCGCATATAGGGATTAGGAATTAAATCCTTATCGGCTACTGCGACACCAATTCTATTAGCTAATTTTTTGTCATTCTGCCATATATTTAATGTCATAGGGAGTCCTCATTTATTATAATTTTTTACTTACTTATTTAGCTTCTTTTTCTCTACCAACCAATAAAACAGTCCTTGTGCAACTACAAATAATCCAGTTACTAATAAATGCACAGGTAGAACAGAATTTAGTGCTAGTTCACTCGGATAAATTAATAGTCTTTTTGTGGTTTCACCTAGCATTATAATTCCTATAAAGGCCATTATACCGCTATTTATAGATAGAATATCTGCTAAATCTTTGGCATATTTGTTTTTTGTTACAAATTTTATTCGTTTAAATACAAAACACAATTTTATAGCCATATATATTCCAGATAACATAGCTAATATTATTGGTATAAAGAGTAATTTAATCATTTTATTTTCCTTTTTGGAGGTCGGGATGGGAATTGAACCCACGCTTATTGGATTTGCAGTCCAAGGCCTTACCACTTGGCTACCCGACCATTTTTAGTTTTGTGGTGGGTTAGGTAAGATTCGAACTTACTAGTCCTTTCGGAATCAGATTTACAGTCTGACGCAGCCCTCCAGCTCTGCCGCTAACCCATAGATTAGCTACAATAATAAAGAATTATTCTTTTGCTGGCGAACTGTTTATTTGTCATTATTCGTTTTTCTTCCTTTATCTATTATTATAAGTTTTTAATACTATTTTGCGCTCTTGAGTACTCTTTTTTTAATTTTTTTAACTCTTTTTTTAATTTATAAGCTCTTTCTGACTCTGGATTTTCTTTTCTTAATAACCTCTTTATTTGATCTACTCCGTATTCTAAATCCATAATTTTGTTTATTATTTTCTCTTTTTCATCACTTAACACTATTTTAGTTTTTTTACGACCTGAACCATACCCACCCTTAAGTATTGGTAGCTTTATCATTAGTGTTTCACCTCTGCTTCTTTTTCCATTTTTATTAATCTTGTGTAATAATCAGGTATCTCATCTAAATGATCTTTTGCAATCTTTTCTGCTAATAATTTATCATCGGTATGTTCCATCTCTATTTTTGTTCCCATTTTTAATTGTTTGAGATCATATGATTTCATTATTGGTAATTTCATTATAGTTTACCATCCTTTTTTTGTTGTCCCCAAGTCGAACCATTTCGTGTTTGAACTTGAGGTGATTGTATATGAAATTGTCCTGGATGATTTGGGAATTGAGGCCCACTTGCATTTGGAGTTCCATAAGTTGTAATTCCTGGCAATTCTGGGCAAGGGATATTACACA